TGCTGCTGCTGCGCCTGCTGCTGCGCCCGCGCGGCGCGGATCTTGGCGACCGCATCCTGGTCGTTGATGACGTCGGGCATGCCGACCACGGCATCGTGCAGCACGCGCGAGGCGCCGTCCTTGTTGACCACGTCCATCACGGTCGGGTCCTTGGAGAACTCGGCGATCTGGCCGAGCATGCCGATCCACTGCATGACGCTGCGCCCGGTCGCGAGCTTCATCGCCTTGGCGAGCGGCGACACGAACTCGATCGACACCGGATAGCCGCGCAGCTCCGGCGGCGGCGGATCGTCCGCAAACTGCCCGGCGCGGTCGAGGATGCGGTCGCGGCGCGCGACGAAGCCGGCCAGGCCCTCATGCACGCGGACGAGCTGGGGCCCTAGCGTCCGGAGCTTCTGCTCCTGCCAGCCCATCCATTCGGTCGCCGTCATCTGCGGCCGGTTGATGAGCTGCATCATCGAGAACTTGAACGCTTCCTTGATGCGCGAGCGCACCTGGTCGGTCTTGGTTTCGGCGCGCTGCGGATTGTCACCGCGCTGCAGGGTCTTCACCAGCTCCTTGCCCTGGTCGGACAGCGCGCCCTCCAGGATGTTGTTCGGGATGATGTCGGCCGACGTGAAAATCCCTTCCTTGTTGGTCAAGAGCAGCGGCTCGGCGGCGAACTGGGCGTCCACCATGTTCGAGCGTTCCATCTCGTTGACCATGTTCATGTCGGCGCGCGCGACGTGGCCCGGACCGCTCGCATAGGCGCGGCCGGCGCGCCGGTTCCAGAACACCGCGTGATAGGGCATTTCGTAGTAGCCCTTGTCGACGCGGAAATTCTTGTCGTCGGGCGAGAACGTGGTCGACGCAAACCGCATGCCACGCGGGCCGAGCATGCCGGGCTTGAAATCGGGGTTTGGATAAACCGCATGGATGAGCAGATATTTCTTCTTCTCCTCCATGCCCCGCGCGGCATCGCCGTAGAACGACTGCATCTGCCGGCCGGTCCAGTGCCACTCGCGATCGAAGGCATCGAGCCCGCCGCCGGCGTCGAGCCGGATGAAGGCCTGGCCGGCCGGGATCGCCTTGTCGATGATGCGCTGGCGGCCGACCCACTCCTCCTGGTACTGAAAGCCGTTGCCGTAGCGGCCGAGATTGGAGAACCAGGCGGTCGCCTCCGAATAGAAGCTCGCCACCGCCGGCGCAAAGCTGGTGAAGTGTTTGGTGGCGCGCCGCCACAGCCAGCCCTGCACCGGCCCCCACTTTTCGAGATCCTTGTCGGCGATGCCGAGCGTCATCCAGCGCTCGGCCGGGTTGATGTTCTCGCCGAACATGCCGCCGGCGAACTCCTCGAGCGCCATCAGCGGCGTGCTATCGAACACGTCGTAGGCGTCGCGATCGGTGTTGCTGTTGCGGTCGAAGTCCTGCTCGTCGGGGCTGACGATGCGCGCGATGTCGCGCCACGCCGGCTCCTCGAGGCGGCGCTCCTCGCGCATGTCCTCGTGGCAACGCTCGAGCTCGCCGATGTCGTACATCAGGCCGACCCGTAAAGCTGCCGCGTTGCGACCTGGGCATCGCCGTAGTTCGTGGGAAGCGCCGCGCCGAACGGGCCGGCGGCAAGCAGCTTTCGCATCCGCGTCTCGGTGGCGAGCCGGGCGCCCTCGCTCTGGCTGTCGGACGCCGCCTGGGCCTGGTCCTGCGCCTGCTTTTGCGCCAGCAGCGCCGCGCTGGCGCTGTTCTTGGCGTCGGCGAGCGCCTGTTCGGTCGCTGCATCGTTGTTGCTGCCGCCGCCGAACAGCTTGGCGAGAAATTCACACATGCTGCGATCTCTCCGTTCGCCGGCAGGCTAACGGGAAACCGCGCCCGTCAACCGTTCCAGCCAGGTCCGCCACTCGCCAGCAGGGATTGATCCACGACCAATGGGCGAGATCCTCGCCGCGCCGGCCGTAAGAACGGGCGATGCCCTCGCACTGGAAGCCGACCGCGACAAGCCAGCGGCCGGATCGTGTGCCGGGCAGCGAGCCGGTGAACTCGACGCGGCGATAGCCGTTCAGGACGCCCGGCACGTAGTGCCGCGTCCACCAGCGATGCGCGGCGATCGCGATGTTCGGGAAGCGGCCGGTCGCCAGGAACATGATGCTGGCGCGGCCGGGGCAGATTTGCACCAGGCCGACCAGCGCCGCCGGCACCATCTCGTCGAGCAGCGCGCCGAGCTGCAGGCGATCCTTGACCGACGCCAGATCGGACGCCAGGCGCTCGCGGCCGCAATCGACGCTGGCGAACGCCTCGCCGGCGCTTTCGTCGCGCATGTTGAGGCAGACGTGGCGGATGTCGGCGTCGGTCGCATCGCGTTGGATCATCGTCTTGCTCCCCGGCGCTGCGAATAGGTGTTCGGGTTGTAGCGGGGCGCGCCGGCATTCTGCTCGCGGCGCTTCTCGCGCTCGCGCTGGGTCTTGTCGATGCGGCGACGCGCGATCGCGGTGCCGCATTTCAGCGCACCGTATTCGCCGGCCTCGCAGGTGTGGCCGTCGAGCGTCTTGGCGATGTCGCCGAGATCGTCGGTGCCCTGAATTTTGCGGTGATGGAACGTCTCGTTGGCGCCGCGGCGGATGGTCTTGCAGCTCGGATCGACCAGGAGGCCCGGCTCGCCGTCGTCACAGGTCAACCGCGCCTTGGAGCGGATCGCGTCGCGTCTCGCGTCGGGCTGCTGCGTCGGCGCGCATTCGACGGTGCGGCCGAGCACGCGCGACAGCGCCTGGCGCTCCGACGTCTCGCCCTCGGTGTCCTCGCCGGCGGTCATCGACGGGTCGCAGCTGTCGACGAACTCGCAGCCTTCGAAGCGCGGCGAGCCCTCGATCGCCAGCATGCGGGTGCCGAGCACCGCCATGCCGCACGGCTCGATCGACGTCTCGGCGAGGATGCGCAGTTGCCCGTTGCCGCGCTCCTGCATGTACACCGCGCGCGCGGTCAGCCCCCCGTCGATGCCGACCAGCACCGGCAATTCCTTGATGACCGGAATGGTCGATCGCGCCATGTTGCGATCGTCGTCCCACTCCGGCCAGGCCGGCGTGTTGGCGCGGGTATAGCCCGGCTGGTTCTTCACCATCCGCTTGATCCACCACGGCCGGTGCGCGTTGTTGGCGACCGAGTTCTGGTAGTAGGCGCGGCCGACCGCCTGGATGTTCTCGGCGTCGGGCTCGAGGCCGCCGGGCTGGCGGTACAGCACGTGGCCGGGCTTCTGGCTCTCGAAAAAATCTCGATAGACGTAGTCGGTGACGCTCGGCGCGTTGCAGTCGCCGAAGAAGCGCCCGGTGCGGCCGGAGATCTCGAACGGCGGGTCGCGGCCGACGCGATCGCCAAGTGCGATCAGAAGCTCCTCCGGCAGCGTATTCCATTCGTTGAGGTAGACGTCGGTGAACTCGTTGCCGAGCACGTCGTCGGCGTCCATCGCCTCGCCGAACGCGCGAAACCTCTGCGTCATGTGGATATGGCCGTAGCGATCCTCGAAGCGGATCGAGAACTCGGCCTCGCGCGGCGACGCGCCGGTCCACTTCGAGCCGGGAAGGTCGCGCGGAAAAACTTTCCAACAGGAGGGGATTGTCGCCTTCCACAGATTGACGTACTTGTTGCGCCACACGCCGAGCACGTATCGGCGCACCCCGTCTGGACCGGGACGCATCCTTTGAGCTTCCACCAAGCTTTTCTTGAAGCTGGCTGTGGTTTTGCCGCTCCCGCCCGGCCCGTTGAGCAGCATCAGCGGGTCGAACGCCATGATGTAGCGGTCGCTCACAGGACCTGCCGATCGCATCAGGTTGATGGTGCCGGTGCGCTCCGACTTGTGCAGCTCGTCGACCACGTCGGGATGCTGCTTGCGAAATTCGTCTTCGCTTTCCAGCCACTGCATCGCGTTGCGATGCGGGTTCGCGTTGGCGAGCGCGTCGTTGAGCGATCCGAAGTCGAGGCCGGTGGTCATCCCCGCGCCTCGATTTTTTTTGGCTGAGATCGCGGCGCGCGAAGGCTCTCCCCCCGCCCCGTTGGGCACCACACAAGTTTCGCGTTTTTTCCGCGCGGCCTTCGGCCTCCGGTCGACCCGTGATGCTCGGCCGCTGTCGCGCAAGCAGGCGGCGAAGGGCATCGCGCGATTTCCCGGGGGGCCGGGCGCCGGCCGGCCCGGGGGGGTGGTCCGCCGGCGCGACGTCGGTGCCCCGTCGCGCGATCGGCGCGAGGTGCGGCCGGCGCGACCGAGAGGCCCGCGCCGGCCGCCGTCACCTGGCTGGACACCAGGCGATCGCCGGCGGCGCGGCAGCGCCAGGCCGGTGATTTCGGATCAGCGGCCCAGGACCGCGATTGTGTAGCGTTTTCCGTCACTTGTCCTCCGCGTGCGACACGTCGGCGTGCGACACATCGGCCGAGCTTTCGGCAAGTGGTTGTTTTTGCTCGACTTGTTCGAGGTACGCCCAGGGCGGCAGATCCACGCCAGGCGTGGCCTGGCCGCCGCCGATCAGCATCGAGAAGTGCGGCACCACGGTGTTGCCGTCGCCGTCGACCGGCGCCAGCGGCGCGTAGAACAGCTTCGACAGCTCGGAGCGGATGCGGTCGAGCCGATCGAACGCCTCGAGCTTGGTGCAGCCGAGCTCGGCCGCCAGCGTGTCCGGCGTGTGGCGCATCCAGCGCGCGCGCTCGAGCACCGGATCGCCGAGCACCTGGCGCACGAACGCCAGCACATCCCGCGTGGCGAGGTTCTGCGCCCCGGGCGGCCGCCCGCGCTCGTGCCGCGCCACATGCTCGCGCATCACGCGGTGCCGCGCGGTGTCCGGCCCGAACTTCGACGGCGGCAGCAACGCGAGCTGCTCGGCCGCCGGCCGCTTCGCGATCTCGGCAGCCTCCGCGAGCGCGGCCGCAAGCGGCATGCGGAGCGCGG